ACCAGAAGTGACAAGCAAGGGAGGAACACAGTTTAAGTCTTTAAGCACAGATAGTGGAAGAGGACTTAAAATTAAGAGTATTAAAAAAAATAATTAATTTAAAAAACTAATAAAATTATGGCAGGATCAGTCCAAGCTACGCCAGGTTTTGATTTGCAGCCGAGCTCGCATCAAACGCCTTTGGCTTCAAATTATATTACTGACTTCAACTTTTTGAATCAGTATTTACCAGACACTTACGAAAAAGAATTCGAAAGATATGGTAACCGAACAATCTCCTCATTCATTAGAATGGTAGGAGCAGAAATGCCTTCTAACTCAGACCTTATCAAATGGGCAGAGCAAGGAAGACTACACACCAAGTACGTTGATTGTGGTACTGCTGCAGTAGTAGCAGGTGGAGAAGCAATTTTCCAAGTGAATGACGTACTTAACCCTGCAGGCTCAACTGTTCAGCCAGGTTCTGGTGCAACAGTTCAGATTGCAATTAGAGTTGGTCAGACAGTTGTTGTTGTAAACAACGATGGTTCAGGTGAGTTCAAGGCTATTGTTATAGCAGTTGACCTTGCAAACAACCAATTTACTGTTGCGTTTTACGATGCTGCAGGTTATACAGGTGGTTCAGGATTAGGAAATGCTGATGCAAGTATTTTCATTTATGGTTCTGAATTTAAGAAAGGAACAAACGGAATGCAAGGTTCATTAGAATCTGACGATTTCATTTTCGAAAACTCTCCAATTATCATCAAAGATAAGTACGCAGTATCAGGTTCTGATATGGCTCAAATCGGATGGATTGAGGTTACTACTGAAAATGGAGCAACAGGTTACTTATGGTACTTGAAGTCTGAGCACGAAACTCGTTTACGTTACGATGACTATTTAGAAACTTCAATGATTGAAGCAGTTCCTGCTGAAGCAGGTTCTGGTGTTGTAACACAAACTACATCTGACCAAGTTGGAAACAAGGGGTCTGAAGGTGTATTCTATGTAGTACAAAACAGAGGTAATGTGTGGGCAGGTGGAAACCCTAATGCTTTAGCAGACTTTGACGCAATCATTTCACGTTTAGACAAGCAAGGTGCTATTGAAGAGAATGTAATTTTCTTGAACAGAGACTTTGGATTTGACATCGATGATATGTTAGCAGCTCAAAACTCTTATGGAGCAGGTGGAACTTCTTATGGTCTTTTTGACAATGATGAAGAAATGGCACTTAACCTAGGATTCACAGGATTCCGTAGAGGTTATGACTTTTACAAGTCTGATTGGAAATACCTAAACGACCCAACAATGCGTGGTGGAGTTGATGGTACTGGAAGCATTAACGGATTGTTAGTACCTGCAGGGTCTACAACTGTTTATGACCAAATCCTTGGAAAGAACGCTAAGAGACCATTCTTACATGTTCGATACAGAGCTTCAGAAACTGAAGACAGACGTTACAAAACTTGGATCACTGGTTCAGCAGGTGGTGCAAGAACATCTGACTTAGATGCGATGGAAGTGAACTTCTTGAGTGAAAGAGCAGTTTGTACTTTAGGTGCAAATAACTTCTTTATCTTCCAAGATTAAGTATATTAAATATAGAGGTGGCAGAAACCCTAGAAGGGATGCCACCTCTTTTTTATAAATTAAATTTAAATTATATCAAATGAAAACTACAGTACAAAGAGTAGACAAAGTCTACAAGTTAACAAGGAATGCAGCACCTTTATCTTTCATGCTTGCAACTAGACACACTAGAAGATTCCCATTACTTTGGGTAGACCCAGAGACAGGAGTAAACAGAGAACTACGTTATGCTCGAAATCAAAAATCTCCATTTGTAGATGAACAAGATAAAAATGCAATTATTGAGCCTATTATTTTTGAAGATGGTTTTTTAAGAGTACCTAAATCTAACCAGATATTACAAAAATTTTTAGATGTACACCCACATAATGGTGTTAAGTTTAAAGAATTAGATAAATCAAAAGATGCTCAAGAAATTGTTGAAAGTATCAACATAGAGCTTGATGCAATGATAGAGGCACGTTCTTTATCAATACCACAACTAGAAACCCTAACAAGGGTGTTGTTCTCAAAAGACCCATCAAGAATAAGCACAGATGAAATGAAGAGAGATATTTTAGTTTATGCTAAAAGAGAGCCTCAAGAGTTTATGTCTATTGTGAATGATCCAGTATTAAAGTTACAAGCAACGGTGCATAAATTATTTGAAGAAGGTCTTATTAAATACAGAAATAAAAACAAAGAAGTTTGGTTTAACACTAAAACAAACAAAACAAGACTTTGTACTATTCCTTTTGGAGAAGACCCAATTTATATAGTATCATCTTATTTTCAATCTGATGATGGTGTAGATGATTTAATTTATTTAGAAAAATTGTTGGATTAAAAAAATATACAATTATTTAGAAGGAGGTCTATTTTAAGACCTCTTTTTTTTTTGATTATCTTTGTGTAAATAATAGTTAGGATGATAAACGATATTAGAAATACAGTTTTAGCCGTATTAAATAAAAACAACTATGGCTACATATCTCCACAAGATTTTAATTTATATGCACAACAAGCTCAAATGGATTTGTTTGAAGATTATTTTTACGCATATAACTATCAAGTAAACAAAGAAAACCAAAGAACTTCAGGTACAGGGTATGCTGACATAAAAAAAGGATATGTAGAGGTTATTGATTTTTTTTCGGTAACTTCTCCTTTAACTCAAATAGGAGCAAATTTAGATAAGTTTTCTCTACCATCACTTGCCACAACAGGTAGTGATTACTATTTAATTAATAAAATATTTATAGGTAGTACAGAGTTAGAAAGAATTGAGCAAAGTAAAATATTGCTACTTAATTCTTCTCCTCTAACTGCACCATCTACAATGTTCCCTGCATACACAACAGAGGGTAGTGTTGCTACAATTTATCCAGTCCCTGTTGCATTACCAACTGTTAATTGTCAATACATTCGTTATCCTAAACCTCCAAAATGGACTTATGTAGATTTAGGCACAAGCAATGAACCTGTATTTGACCAAACACAACCTGACTATCAAGACTTTGAACTGTTTCCAGACGATGCAACGGATTTAACAATGAAAATATTACAATACGCAGGAGTTTCAATTAGAGAGGCATCAGTTGTTCAATATGCAGGAGCTGAAGAAGCTACTGAAATTAATAGTGAAAAATAATTATGTCATACATCAGCCAATACGAATATTACGAAAATGGAGGTAATGCTCCTGAAGATGCTAATTGGGGTTCGTACCAATACGTATCATTAAAAGATATAGTTGTAAACTATCAGTTAATGTATTCTGGTAACCACTCTTTAATAAACAATGAGGAAAGATATAAAATACTTTTTCATGCTAAAAGAGCAATTCAAGAATTAAACTACGATGCTTTTAAAGAAGTTAAGGTTTTACAGTTAACTGTTTCTGAAGAGTTAAGATTTGTTTTGCCTTCAGATTATGTAAATTGGGTTAGAATATCTTACTATAAAGATGGTGTTATAAGACCTATGGTAGAGAATGTTCAAGTAAATTCTGCCAAAGCTTATTTACAAGCTAATGACGCAAGAATACTTTTTGACCAAGACGGTAAAGCTTTACAACCAGAATATTCTCCTTTAGATTTTACAAGAATTACAGGACAACAACCAAGTATTTATTTAAATAGCTTAAGTCCATATAATGGATTATTAGGCTACGAGTATGAGGGGTGTTGGTATTTTGATTTTGCCGTAGATGCTAGATATGGTCTTAACACAGAAACTGCAAATGCTAATCCTACTTTTAGAATTGATAAAAAAGCAGGTGTTATAAACTTTGATTCCACTATGGCTGATGAAAGTTGTATATTAGAATACATATCTGATGGAATGGAAAATGGTGATGACACACAAGTAACTGTAAATAAATTATTTGAAGATTATGTTTATGCATATATTAGTTATCAAATATTAAATAGTAAATTAGGTGTCCAAGAGTATGTTGTTAACAGAGCTAGAAAAGCTAAATCAGCACTTCTTAGAAACGCAAAAATAAGATTAAGCAATATACACCCAGGAAGATTATTGATGAATCTGAGAGGTCGAGACAAGTGGATAAAATAATATGGCTACATTCCAAAGAAACTTTATAGCAGGTAAAATGAATAAGTCCGTTGACGAGAGACTCGTTCCTAACGGACAATATATTGATGCAGTAAATGTTAGATTAGGATCATCTGAATCAACAGAAATAGGTGCAGTTGAAAACTCTAAAGGAAATACTTTAGTAGCAGCACTATCTTATGAAGGACAAAGCTTGAGTAATAATGCAAAATGTATTGGAGCTTTAGAAGATGGTGCAAACGAAACTATATATTGGCTTGTACATGACCCTACATTTACAGGAAATAGTGCTACA